CCAGAGATTGCGTTGCCGGGTGAGAATTTTAATACAATACTCTACGATGATGGTGCTGGTGCTAAAACAGGTGTTGGTTTCCAGCCTGATCTTGTATGGGTTAAGTCCAGAGGCAGTGCTTACGATAGCAAGTTGACGGATGCGATTCGTGGTGTGACTAAGGCACTTGTGTCAAATGATCCGGGTGTAGCCCAAACGACAGACTCTACTGGACTAACCGCATTTGGTGCAGACGGGTTTACTGTTGGTGCTGATACGGATTATAGTGATACAACTGGCACTGGTATGGTTGCATGGAACTGGAAAGGAGATGGCGTATCAGGTGGTACTCTTAATGAGGATGGTACTGAAGATTCTTATGTGAATGTAAACACAACAGCAGGTTTTAGTATTGTTAAATATGTTGGTACTGGTGCAATAGATACATTTGGTCATGGGTTAGCCGAAGCACCTGAACTGATTATCGCTAAAGATACTGAATCTACTGCTGCTTGGAGAGTGGCAGGTGACAGTATACCAACAGCTTGGCATTACGTTATGTACTTGAGTCAAACTCCCGGTGCTGGTGATGATGGAACTCAGTTTAATGATACACCCCCCAGTCCTTCTGTATTTACTCTTGGTACTGGAGGAGATATTAATGCTATTGGTAATGTCAATATAGCGTACTGCTTCCATTCAGTAGAAGGCTACTCAAAGATAGGTAACTACACTGGGAATGCGTCCGCAGATGGCACATTCGTTTACTGCGGATTTCGCCCAGCATTTTTAATAGCGAAGAACTATGGGGCAAGTGGTAAGCCGTGGGTCATGTATGACGACAAACGAGATACCTACAACGAAATGTACAAGCAGTTACTTACTAATAGTAGCGCTGCTGCAAACACATCAGAAGGTAGACTGGATTTTGTCAGCAATGGAATCAAATGGCGCATTGGCGACAGCTACCATAATGACGGTAGTTTTATGTATATAGCATTCGCTTCAAATCCATTTAAAACAGCTAACGCGAGGTAAATTATGTGGCACAGTGATACATTAGGTGTCATACGGACACCAAAAGAAATAACAGTAAATGGTGTGACTCATCCTCGCCAGATATTCCGAAAATGGAGTAAGGCACAGTTGGCTGAGTTAGGGATTACCCCTGCGCGAGTAGAGACTCCAGACCAACGCTACCATAATACTGGTGCGGAGACACTTACTCTGGTAGATGGCGAGACAGTAATAAGCTACGCCACTACAGAGAAAGATGTAGAAGGGCTAAAGACCACACTTGTAAGTAAGATCAAACAGAATGTAGGCAGCCTTTTAGCCTCCTCAGATTGGAGAGTTATACGAGAGGCTGATGGTGGAACTGCTCTGACAGACGCATGGAAGACCTACAGGAATGAGGTAAGGGCGCATGGTAATAGCCTTGAGTCAGGGGTTGAAGCCTTTGCCAGCTTACAAGCCGTTAAGAACTTTCAGAATCATCCTGTCGTAGAGGTAAGGTACACATCAACTTACGATGCGGAGGGTGTTGAAACAATCGGCCCGGAAACAGAAAACCACAACCGGGAAGTAGATAAAACGTATTGGGACTGGCCTGTTGCGCCAGATGCAGAAGCCGACCCATACCATGTGAGGTACGAGTAATGACAGTAGAAAGTGCAGCATATATAAGCGGATTAGTCCCCGCTTACCCACCGGGATCGGATTCTATCTCAGAAGGCGATGACCATCTTAGACTGTTAAAAACAGTATTACAGGGAACCTTCCCAAATGCTAATGCTGCCATAAACGGAATCCACACGGGGACGTCTGCCCCATCAGCTAAAACAGCGGGTACAATTTGGTACGATACTACAACCTCCCACAAAGTATTAAAGATATATGATGGTAGTGGTTGGGTAACCTTAGTTTCATCCCCGGCTACGGACTTCAAACTGTTAGGCGCAACCAATGTGGGCTGGGTTTTGCCAACATCAGATGGTAGTGCAGATCAGTTTCTAACTACGGATGGCTCTGGCAACTTGGATTGGGCTTCTGCTGCGGGTGCAGAGTTGCCCAGTCAGACAGGAAATTCTGGTAAGTTTTTAACGACGAACGGCTCGGCTGCTTCTTGGGCTGCTACTACTGGATCATTAATTGGCATTACTCAAGCCATACAGACCTCTAGTACTTACATGAGAAACGACTCAAGTTATGCGACGACGGGGTATTCGGTTACCCACAATAAGACATCTGCGACCAGCGATCTATATGTAATGTTGGATACTTTTATAAACTCTTCTAATAACTTTGAAAATACGTCTACATGGAGTGCCGATCTCAGGTTAGCTAAGGGGGCATCCCCTGATTCTGGGTCGGTGGGGGATTTAGTTGCTGGCACTACAGACAATATACAATGTGCCCTCCAAGAAGATGTCGGTCAAGGAACTGGGGTTACTTGGGATTTTTCTACTGGGTTCTCTAGGTGCTTCAAGGTGACCGCTGCTAATTGCCCTCATGGAACAACCGGGAGTAATGAATTTCAAGTGTGGGCCAAAATTACTGCCGATGGTGATGACGGTGGGCTTACTTTTACGAATGGCACTATGGCAGTCATGGAGATTGAATAATGGACATTAAATTTTTAGGCAACATAATCTCCTCCTTGTCGCCCGGACAAGATTTCTGTATATATGGCGAAGTCAATAACGAAAATGACTACAACCAGAATGTTGTATTCACTCAAGACCCATCTTCTAAACCACCTTGGGCTGCTGTCCAAGCAGGGCAAAGCCCAGAACAATGGGTCATTATTAGGGGAAAAAGAACGACAAGGTTAGGGGTTTGCGATTGGACACAGTTGGAGGATGTCCCGCTAATCGCTGAAAAGAAGACGGAGTGGCAGACTTACAGGCAGGCGCTAAGAGATATAACTAACGAGCCAGACCCGTTTAACATTACTTGGCCTACGCCCCCAGCCTAATGCCCCTAGTCCCCATAAATGACCTTGGCGGGATAGGAATAATAAAGGATATACCGCCGTATAATCTTCCCCAGAATGCATGGTCTGACGGAAATAACGTAAGGTTCCTTAACAATGGCGTAAAGAAGATCAGGGGCTATACTGAAGTTATGGTTAGCTGCCCATTTGCTCCTTATTTCATTCTTCCTTACGAGGATGCTAACGGAAACTACTATTGGTTTGCCTTTGGCGAAGACGATATAGCGGTATGGGATAATACAGACTGGACTGTTGTAACAAGACAAACAACCCTAAACCTAAATGGGCCTGTCTCTGCTAGTGCTACTACTATTACTGTTGATACAGGCGCAGCCTTAACTGCCTTATCTGCTACAGGAACCCTGAAGATAGGTACAAGTATAACAGCCGATGTGGGAGTGAATGAGTACGAAACCTTTGCTTATTCCGACCGGAATACAGGGACAGGGGTTATAACCCTCACTTCCCCAGCTACCCTACAATACCTTCACCCGGACGATGCTGTGGTTACCCCGACATTGGCGACCACTACTGTAGAGTTGGACTATGATGCTAATACCACTACAAGAAAGTGGACTGCTACAAAGCACAATGGAATAGTCATCGCCACGGATGGGTACGATACTCCACAGATGTGGCCTTTGAGCAGCGGTATACCAAGCAAAACCTATTCAATGATAGAGTTGAGTAACTGGCCTGCAAGTACCTATAATTGTAGCGTTATAAGATCATTTAGAACCTTCCTTGTTGGCCTGAACTGGCAGCGGGCAAATCCAGAGCCTAGGCTTGTGAAGTGGTCTACTGAGTCCTCTTTCTACTCAGCCCCCAGTACTTGGGATGAAGACGATGCGACCCTAGATGCGGGTGAGTATGAATTAGCTGACACCCCCGGAGAGATAGTAGATGGGCTTCCTCTGGGAGACTCCTTTGTTATATACAAGAATGACAGTATCTACATTATGAACTATGTGGGAACTCCCTACATATTCTCATTCAAGTTGCTTACGCCGACTATAGGCTGTCTCACCAAGAATGCTGTAGCTGAGTTTGAGGGCGGTCACTTCTTTATGGGGAACTCAGATTTCTACCTCAACGATGGTCAGTCAATAAAACCATTACTTCCAGACAAGTTGAGAAGGGCTGTATTCGATGTCATCAATGCTGGTGATACCAGCAACCCAAGCTGGATGAAGTGCTTTGTTGTTGCAGACCACCTGCATACTGAGATGCTGGCTTGTTATCCTTCCGATGCTTCTACCACCGTAGATAAGGCGGTAATATGGAACTGGAGAACTAACACCTTTTCCATGCGCGATTTGCCGACCACCTCCCATATGGCCTCTGGAATTATGGCTATATTTCCTGCTGGTCGGAAATGGGGGGCAGCAGCTACATTAAATGAGGCCTCTATGACCCCTACCTCCCCGGCGACAGGAGGAGACTTGACTGTCGTCAGTACGGTATCGACGCCAGTTTTTACCACGGCTGGTACATTACAGATAACAGGTAGTGGTGAGGAGATATCCTACACAGGGAAAACTTCTACGAAGTTCACCACAATAACAAGGGGTGCAAACGGTACAACCCCAACGGCCCATGATAATAGCCTCATAGTAAACCAAGTGGGTGGAGACTCTTGGAATACCTCCTCCAACGCATGGGGAAGTTCGGCCTATGACACACACTTAGAAAACTTGGTCTTTGCTGACGTTACGAACACTAAGATGTTCCGAGACAACAACGGGAACAGGAAAGATACCGTCAACATGACTTCTTATATTGAACGATCTGGGTATGATTTGGGCGATCCCCAGCTAGTAAAGTTTGTGAGTGCTGTCTATCCAGAGTTGGAGGTGACAGGGGACAACTCCGTAAATGTTTATGTTGGTCATCAAATGTCTACTGATGGCAGTATAACTTGGGAAGGGCCGACAGTTTTCAACCCCAATGACCAATCCAAAGTTTCTTGCAGGATTTCTGGCAAGTACTTTGGGATCAGGGTTGAGTCTACTGAAGATTTAGATTGGAAATTACATAGCCTAGCGTTCGAGGTTAAGCCCAAAGGGAAGCGAGGCAGCAGGGGTGGTAGCGCCTCTAATCCCATGTATCCGTAATGGCAAGAGACAAGTATTCTCCAAAGCAGGTAAAGAGCGTCAACAGGTGGTCGCCCAACCCCGCCCCCATAGACCCCTTACAACTCCCTGATTACCTATTTAACGAGTTAAACAGGCTGGGAGATATTGTCTTCAACCTAGACACCTTCAGGCTTGAGGCAACAAACAGAATACCTGACAAGCCTAGGGATGGTGACATAAGATATGCTGACGGTACAAACTGGAATCCCGGCAGTACAGGGGAAGGTATCTATGCATTCTTTAATGAGACATGGAACAAGCTATAAGGGCGCATCTCCTAAGCCCTGAAGACATTCCCTATGTA